GCCCTTGTCGAAAGACCGCCTGCGTTAGACCAGTAGTAGATCGCCGCATCCCTGGGATTGATTACCAAATCCTGCCCGAAATTATCTGAAGACCAAAGCCTCAGTCGCGTTCCAGAAACCTCAGTATCAGACGCCGAACCCCATCCCGTGCCGGAAGTAGCATTCATCGTGGTTGATGAAACGGTCTGTGAGATATTGACCGTATAGGTTCCAGCCCCTCCAGTACCTGTACCCAAAGCTGTGATGTAGGTGGCAGAAGAACCAGGGGGACTCGCGGAAACGCCAGTTCCAGTAATTAACTGCCCAACAGCCAATGAACCAGAAATTACAGATGAGACAGTAAGGGTTGTGCCAGCGATAGACCCCTGGAAGGTAACGCTGGTGGAGGGCAGAACACCACCCCATGTCCCGGCGCCAAATCCGTTTCCGTAAAGCGTGGAATCAAGGCCGGTATTAATTTGGAAAACAGCAGTGACAGTTCCCCCACCCGTAGCTGAGGAGCTTGCCTGCGTGATTGCCTGAATTGTGAACAAGCTGGATGTGATAACATCAACAATCTGGAACTCGCCGTTGAGCGTCAATCCGCCAACTGCGCTCGCACCGGAGAAGGTAACGAAATCACCCACAAAGGCGCCATGCGCCGGGATGCTTACCTGAACGGTTGCTGAGCCACTTGTTGTGGTGAACGGGTTCGACTGAATGATTGTCGTTCGGATCGGGGTGATGTCATAAAGAGAACCACCGCGCTCAATGTAGTATTTGAGGTGCGTCCCGATACCTAGAAAGTAGCTGCCCGTTAGGTCTGAAAAGGGCGTCAGCATACGGCAGACACCCAAGAAGTCCTCTATGATAGATTGCTGCCACCCACCAATTTTCTCGGGCAACCCACCTCGAAATCGAATTTTGTCCGAGTCGGACCAGCCGCCAGATGAGGCGTACCTAGTCCCGTCATGCAGAACCCCCGGAGAGAAGGTGAGTTTGGTTAGCGGCATTTCTCACGCCTTCTGAATCTGAGCCTTCAGAGCTTCAACCTGGGCAGACAACTCCTGAACGCTTGCAACCAGATCTGCAATTATCGCAACAGGATCAAGACAAGCCACCTCGCCTGAGTACACAACCGCAAGTGGATTCACCATCTCAACGTCCTGAGCAATGAAGCCTTCATGCGTCTTTGGGTCTTCGATGTACGAAGGCTTCCAATTGAAGGTCACTGGCTGATACGCAAGGACGCGATTCAACCCACCCGACACAGGCTGAATGTTTTCTTTTAAGCTTCTGTCTGATGTAGAGGTGAATGCCGGAGCAAAACACCCGCTGTTTTGAATTGAAAGGCGAACAGTACCTTGAATAGATATGTCATACTGACTTGAGCCATTGTATGAGATAGAGCTATTTGAGTTGAAGTTCACATTTGTATAAGCGTTATCCGTCCAAAAGCGGGCGCTATTTGAATTTAGATTGTATGTGTTCCCTGAGAACGTGGTGCCAGAAACAGTCGTTCCAGAAAAAGAACCGCCACTAAAAGTGGTGCCGGAAAAGGTTGGCGCGCTTTGAGTCCCGCTAAAAGAATTAGACGTAAGGCCAGCGGCACCCAAGGCAGACAGCGCACTAGACGCCGTTGTCGCTCCAGTTCCGCCCGCCGCAATAGGCAAGGTTCCTGCCACCAACGTAGATGAGCTATTGGAATAAAGTGCGTTGTTTGCTGCACCGAAGCCGCCAAGGCCAGTACCGCCCGCCGAGGTCGAAAGCGTCCCACTAAGAGTGACGGCCCCAGATGTCGCAACCGCAGGAGAAAAACCAGTGCTGCCAGCAGAGAAGGTTGTTACTCCACCCCCGGCACCCCCTGTGGCAGAAATCAGAATGTTACCTGTGCTTCCAGAAAGCGTGATGCCTGACCCAGGTGATAGGCTCGTAACGCCAGCATTATCAATAACGAAGTTTGTGCCATTGAATGACGCCGTAATAGCGTTACCGCTCGTTATGGTGGAAGATCCGTAGGATGTTCCATTGCTAACTAGAAACCGGCCATTTGTGGGCAGGGCAGACAAACCCGTCCCGCCGTTATCAACATCAAGCGTACCCGCCAGAGTGAAAGTGCCGGATGTGCTAATGCTGGCAGAGCTTCCGCCGTTTACCGTAAGGCCCGTCCCTGTTGTAGCGAGTGTGATACTCGACACTGTTCCAGGAGCTATGGCCGGATTAAACGACTGAGATGCAGCGACGACATTGGTGCCATCGCAATACATTACTTGCGTATAGCCATTATCAAGGGCAACGCCAGTTCCGGCTGAGGTTTTGACCGTTACAACCTGACCGCCAGAGGTGGCGTTACGGACAACATAGAGCTTATCAACCGCCGGAACGATAAGGTTCGCTGCCCCAGAAAGAGTGCCGCCCAAGATAAGAACGGCATTCCTGGCCTCGTCTGCAACGCCATTCCCAAGCGTAAGAGTGGTACTGCCCGCCATAGTGATATTCGCAACACCAGCAATGGCTTGCTCAATCAGAGTGCCAATGTTGGTGTTGGTCGTGTTGCCCCAGTTCCCGGCCTGCTCGCCGTTCCCGATAAGCTCAAACCGCAGCGAAGACGAATATGTACTGGGCATTTATCCTACCCTTAGCAGGAGATGGTGTATGTGACGTTCAGAGTGTCGCCGCTGAGAACGCTACGGGCAACGGCAAAATCTGTCGCCGCAAAAAGAACACCAGCTGTGCCGCCCGGCGCGCTGCCTGTGGTGATGAAAAGACCAGCAACAGTCGCGGTGCCGTTGATATTGAAGACGGCGGGGGACGCGGTGTTATTTGTCGAGCCAGCAGACGCCGCAGCAGCAGTGAAGGCAGGGCGCGTGATGTTGGAGTAGGTCGTGATCTCAGCCCAGCCAGCATGGGACGACATGGTATCGCCAGCGGCAGCAGTGCCAGAACCCTTTAGGCCAACATAGAAAGCGGCAGTGTAGGCAGACCCAGAGAAATACTTGTCCAACAGATCGTTCTTACCAACGGTCACAACGAGATTGGAGATCTCGTCTTCCCATCGAATAGACCCGTCCGGGGCATAGCAGATCGCCTTGAAGACGCCGCCAACGCCAAGCTTGTCGGAAGCTCCATGGTTCGCAACAAGACCGGCAGATGCTGAGTCTGTCAGGGTTAGGGTTTCTTTAAGAGACATGACTTTTTCCCTTGCGATGAATGGGTTGAAAAGAGGAACCGTCAGGTATTTGGCACCGTGGTATTAATCGGAATCCAAGTGGAACCCGGATTCGGAATTGGTTGCCAACCTCCATATCCTGCCCCAGCATCCGTAAAGGTGATTGTATCAGAAGCTGATTGATTTGTGCTAGAGTTATTTGAGGCAGAATCAATCAGAGAAAATGCGTCAGAAGCTGATGCTGCGCCAGTAAAGGCGGCAAGAGCAGACTCCACAAAGAGCAGAACATCCGCAGCAGCGCCGACCTGAGCAAAGCCAGCAGCGGCAGTTTCTAAGAAGGTTAGGGAATCAGATCCCGGACCAAGAAGAGATGCCACCAAAGATGTTAATTCTGAGAATGTCAAAGTGTCAGATGCGGATAGATTGTACGCATACGATGACACAGCGGAGTCTGTAAAAGTTAGTGTGTCACTCGCGCTGTTAAAGAATGGTATCCCTGTGGTGGCAACCTCGAAGAATGTCAGAGAGTCAAGCGCGGAAGCTAGAGCAAGGAGGCTACCGAACGCTTGATCTGACAGGGGTATAGAGTCAGAAGCCGAAGCTACCCCAGCCAACACAGAGAACGCATCGTCAGAGAAGGTCAGGGTGTCGGACGCGGCACCAACCGAGAGGCTTGTAGCGTTAGCGGAATCGGAAAGGGTGAGGGTATCAGACGCTGTTCCTGCCAAAACATTGTTTAGCAGGGAGCTAATCGGTACGGCGCTATACGGGGCAATCCCAAACATATCTACCCACCCCTCTCGGTAAACTACCGTGCCACGCCAAAATTCATAGCATCAATGCTTATCGTCGTCACGGCAATCATTCCGGCTTCACGGGCCAATTCACTGCCCAAGGGAAGCCAGCTTGCGCTGGAACATCCCGCAGAGCCTGCCTGTAATCCGCCATCTCCTGCGGCACCGCTGCCCCAGCCTCAAGGGACTTAGTTACCACCCAATCCGTTTTTGCCAGACGGTCATCCCGGTCAGCCCTTACCGCCTTGGCCTGATCTGCGTCTTTCGCAGCCTTATATGCCGCCTCTTGCTCCGCCGCCGTGGCGTCTGGCGTGTCTGTAAAGATCGGCCCCAGGACATACTTGGTGAACCACTTGCCGTCTGCTTGCTGCTCAACACCCTGGCGCATGGAGTATTGATACACCGTGATGGAGTATTGATACACCGTGCCGCCAGTAGCCTGCGCCCCTTCAAACACCGGATCAACGCCAATGGCTTCCATCACCTCTGGCGTGAGTGTGTCATAGGATGGCCCACCATTGGCCAGCAGATAGGCGCGCAGTTCGCTCTCGAACATCACGGCGCCAGTTGAACGGATGCGGATTTCCATGATGCCCTCTATGCGATTGCCAGGAAGATATATGTACCACCGTTGGCATTGATAGCCGCTGGCGCTGTGCTGCTGATTTCAAAACCGGCGCTGTAGATGTCAACGTAGTCTGTATTGGTCACTTCGGCTGCGGTGGAATTAAGGAGAAGGTAAGGATCATTACCCGCCACAATCCCACGCGCACTATCCCACACATACCAATCACCCGTGCTGTCGGTGCGCTTGATTAGGACAAACCGTGCGCCGCCAGTAAAGCCGCAGTTGATCTGGTTGGTGGTGCCGGTGCCGGTGTAGGAGCCGACTTTGGATACGCCTGCGACTGTGGCGAAGAGGTAGGCGACGTAGGTAGTACTAACTTGATTAGTAAAATCAGAAGTTCCAAGCGAAAAAACTGAACTCGTCGGCGTAGTGCTATTCCATCGAGTGGCGCCAGTGGCTTTTGCCGCCGTAGTATTTAGAACTAAGTATTCTGTGTTTGCTAATCCGCTTGAATATACTTGCCAAGCAAGTGCGCCAGAACGCCCTTTAACAATCATCAACTCAGGCACAACACCCAAGTTATGGCTTACCGTTCTATTAGCACCCGTCCCCGTATAGCACACTTCATCAAAGAAGCCGGGGGCGCGGCGGAAAAAGTAATTTATATAATTGTAGCCGAGACCATTTGTCGCGGTGTACCCTGGACTATTAAAAGTAATGCCGTCCATGTTTATAGACGACGTTATAAATGTTATAGTTGTATCTTCGGCGTCGGTAAACGCTGCAGAAAGTCTATAACCCGGAAATCGTAAGCGATCAAAAAAGTTAAATGACCAGTCAACACTATCAGAACTCCCCGCTCGGTTTTTTACAAGTATTGAGTCTGGCGAAAAATTTAGTCCTGTTACTGATGACGCAGAAGATGTACCCGCTCTCGCCACTGGACTAAACACACTCGTCCCGGTCGTCGGGGTCCGCATCGGGCCGCGCCGGATGGCGATGTAGATGTGGCTTCCTGACATATTTTTTATAAATCCATTTGTGATAGGTGTGATATAACCCGCAGTACTTTCTACTGTATTTGAATTTGCTATCAAAAAAGTGGCACCATTAGATGTGTAAGTAATCCCTCTCATTGTATCAAAAATATACCACTCACCTAAATTATCTGCCCTTTTTAATAAAATCCATTGAGGCTCCCAGCCAAGATTTACAGTATTATCAAAAATGCCAAGCTCCCCGCAGCTAATCACATTGTCAGTGCCGGTAGCGCCAAAGCCACCTGCATTATGGGCAAAGAGATAGGCGACATAAGTTTGTGTATTATCATTTACTCCTCCTGCATTTCCAACAGTAAATACTGTGGATGTAGGGGCTGTGTTGGCAAAAGTAGTTGAATTCGGCCCAAATGGGTCTGTGCTGTTTAGAGCCGCACTATTACCCCATCCCGACCCTCTATGCCCCACAACCCACCCATAACCAACAGAGGTGCATTTAATAATTATGCAACCTGGGGCTGATCCTAAATTGTGACTTATTGTGCGGCCAGATACACCATTCCCCGTATAAGTCACAACATCAAAAAACTTCGCCTGCTTGCGGAAGGAAACTATTAACATCATTATAGGCTGCTGCCGTTAAATTTGATGACAAAACGCCACTTGAAGATGTGCCAATCCCACGCGCAGTATCAATTAACTTATGATTATAAGCGGTAACCCTATCTTTAATCCAAACCAAACCACCCTTACCACTTAGATCAATCCCATTTGTGATGGTCTGTGTGGAGTTATTGCCCGTATAAAGATACGTCGAGAACACATCTTCGATATAGACGGGAGGGGCGGAAGACGCGCCAAAACCGTATGCCCTTGCAGATGCGGCGCCTTGGGTAAGTAGGGTTGGCATCTCTATTCCTCAAGCAAACCTGATTTGAGAAGCAAACACCGTAAACGCGGCATTCCCGGTCTTGATGATGGTGTAGGTGTACACATCAACCGAAGACGCATTGCCAGCACTCGGCGCAGTACCACCCTGCCACTTCGGCGTGACAGAAGAACCATCAACCTGTACCGCGTTGTTATAGTACGCAGTGGCACCCTGGGTCACAAGGAAGGCAACCGTAACAGCCTGCCCCGTGGACATTGCTGTATTCAGCGAAGTGCCGGAGGAAGCCCTGAAATTTACAGTCCAGTTCGCTGATGCGTTGGTGGTGTAATACAGAACACCCTGGGTGGTGACATCATAAGCAATAGTGCCAGTAGCCGCCGTGGCAGATACAGTGGCAGTCTCAGCCATATCCTGCACCACTATAGCCAGCGCGCTGCTAGACCCATTGAACGTCTGCGTGGCAGTGAACGTGGTGGCAGTACCCGGCGCAACATAATCCGTC